GACATAATCCCGTTATCGTGATAGATGTTTGCACTTATAGAAGTGTTAGCTGAATCTACTAAAGTGAAATGTTTTTCGTCAAGACCATTTGCGGTTGCTTGTATAACTCCAGCAACTTCTAACTTTTGTGAAGGCGAAGTCGTTCCGATACCAACTTTGTTTGTATCTTTTTGTATAAATAAACCATCTGTACCATCAGCTCTTAGGTGAATAGAATTAAAACCATTTTCTCCAGTATCAGTACCATCAATTCTAAATATATCTGTTGAATCAATAACAAACTTTAAACCTGTGGCTGTATCACCTATCCTTGTTATGCCTGATATGTTAGCTGTACCTACGACATCTAACTTAGTAGAAGGCGAAGTCGTTCCTATGCCTACGTTGCCTGAACTGTCTATCCTGAGTGCTTCAGTTTGTGCTGTTGAAAATGCCAAAGAATCTCCATTATGCCTGTATCTAATTTGTCCTCTTTGTGAATGTCCTGTGTCTCCAAAATTTATATCACAAATACTGGTTGTATCAGGCACACTTATTTGGAAAAGTGCTGAACCTGAAGTTGAATTAAGTCTAGCTAAAGTGCTTCCTGTACCCTCGACATCAAGCAAAAAGTTTGGTGTTCCAGTTCCTATACCTACTCGTTGCGAACTATCCACTCTGAAAGCCTCTGATCCTGCTGTTTCTATTGTTACTGTATCGGCACTAGGAAATCTGAAAAAAGTGTTGCTATCGCCTGTATGTCCAAGCTTATCAGCTATAGTGACATCACCAGCTACATCCAAACCACCACTTAAGTTCGTGTCATTAGAAACTGTCAGTTCATCAATAGTAGATGCACCTGATGTCTGTATAGATGGTGTTGTTATCTTATGAGAAAAATCAAACTCATCATTTGTACTATCCCACAAGATAGTAGCGTCTGTTGAACTATTGACCGCATCTTGTATGGTAATACCAGCACCATTAGCGTTAGACGAGGTATCTCCAGCACCAAAATTTAACGTGATGTTTTTATCTTTTACTTCTAGGTTAGTAGTATTAATAGTAGTAGTTGTACCTGAAACCGTTAAATCGCCTGAAATAGTGACATTACTAGCAAAAGTTGCTGAACCGGCATCAGACATATCTAATGTCAGAGCGGTTATAGCGCTACTGTCGTCAACACCTTTGAAAATGATATCTTTATTATTAACACTAGATTTAATTACAAAATCACTCGAAGAATTAGTTAGCTCACCAAAGGTAGTCCCAGCATCTTTTAATAAAATGTCTGCGCCGTCTGCATCTAAAATAATATCGCCACCAGAATCTAATGTGATATCTGTACCATCATTAGTAATTGTATCTAGGGCAATAGAACCAACATTAGTGATATTGTTATCGTTGAAAGAAGTAGCTCCAAGGGAAATAGTACCTGTAGCGGTCAAGTTTGAAGAACCAATATCTATAGCGCCAAAACCTGAACTTATAGCACCAGAGTCAAGTGTACCTACAGTTGTAATTTGGGATTGAGCTGCATCAACAGAAAGAGTAACGTTATTGCCTGATGCGCTAGAAGTCAAACCTGTACCACCTAAAATACCTAATACTTCGCTGTTAAGGTCGATCGCTATACTAGCAGAACCGTCAGTAACATCTAAATCCTCGGCAGTTATTTGTGTATCTACAAAGTCTTTAACAGCAGCAGAGGTCGGTACACTAGTATCATTATCGTTGGATGCAATACCCTCTGATTCTGTCACAATAGCAGAAGCTTTGAAGTTATCTATTTCTATATTTGATAATGTATTATTATCAACATCTATAGTCTTGTTGGTTAAAGTTTGAGATCCTACTAAAGTTGCTACTGTAGAATCTATTGCAAAAGTAACACCATTACCTGAAGCTGTAGCGGTTAATCCTGTACCCCCTAGCAAGGATAGAGTTTCACTAAATAGATCTATTGCAATACTGCTGGAACCATCTGTTATGTTTAATGTGATAGCACCTGTAGATGATATGTTTTGAAAAGCAGAACCATCCCAATACTGTAAAGTCGTAGTAGAAGTGTTATAGATGATCTGACCTATATTAAAGTTCAGAGTGTCTCTTTCAGCCGTGGTCAGCTGTAAAGTGTTATCAGGATCAACCGAGCCTAAATTTATTTCTAAGACCCTTACAAGTTGGTTGAAGGTCTCAGATGTGACATTAGGGCCTTGAGCAAAGGGTAAATTAGTTTGTAGCAGTTTAGCCACTATCTTCTCCCGTCGCTTCTAAGTTCTAATCTAGTAGCACCTAACCTCCATCCTGCTCCAATATTACCAGCGTCACCATCATTAGATTCAACTCTAAGGACAAATTGTCTGCCTCTTGATCTGATGAACGCTTGTTGTGTAGACGGGGTGATTACTGAACTAGAACTTTGACTGAGTGAGTCACCAGGGAAATTACGTGTTTTTGTAATTAGTTTTACATTACCCTCTTGCTCTGATATAAATTTGAAATCAGGTATGAGTTTGCTTACAAAAACAAATTGTTCTCCATCTTCTACATCAATATCAGCTGACTCTATAAATACACCAGTCATTTCTGATCCGTCGTCATCAAAGCCTACTTCGTGTTGAAATAAATTTGGGGCTTTGACGGCTTGTGGGAAAGGTTCAACTCCTGAGTCCAACCAAGCAGTCCTCACCAACTGTCCATAATACCAAATACCGTCTTCATAATTATATATGACATAACGGTTTATTTCTGAATTTGTGTTACCATCTGAATCTTTTTTACCAGGATAAAACCAACCGACCTCGTTGTGTTCTTTATTAGAAAAAGCAAAAATTTTAAAAGCTTGATCTACGTTAAGGCCGTTAGTAGGATCGTTAAATACAAAGTTTTTTACCGAGCAAGGTATTTTTTGTACTGCACCACTATACAAATAAAAACTATCGTATGACATAAAAAATACACCACCAGGAGCTGTTATAGCAGCTTTGGGACCAATCAACCCAGTAGAATTATCTATTAAATTTATAGAAAAAGTAAAAGGTGGCCCTATAAATTGCATACTATAAACAGAAGTATCTGTAAAAATTACTATTTCTTGTCTTGCTTTTACGCCACCAATAATTTGTGAACCTGACGATAACCTGACAGAACCTGCTGTATTTGTTACTGTTGGATTGAATTCTATTTCATTTTCTTGATCACTAAAAGCAACTAACATAGGATCAATAGTACCAGTCCTATTACCGCCTGATATAGGATCTGCTCCTAAAACTATCAAATGCCTATCGGTTTCTGACGTTAAAACTTGCAAACCTACTGTAGGCACTTTACTTGCACTACCTACTGTTGATAATTGTACAGCTCTTGTGCCCGTACCGTCTGATTCTACCCATCTGTAAATGGAACCCCCTCTTGCGTTGATTATTAAATTTTCACCAAAATTATCGTGTGACCATAATCTAAGTTGATTCAGTGAAGATAAAGAGTTAGTTGAGCCCCAAGTCCCTGTATTCCACCCATTTACGCCCCAACCTGTACCAGCAACAAAATCATCTAAACCAACGTTTATTTGATAAACACCATCTACACCACTACCGCCTCCCCCTGAAGTAGCATCAGAACTATTAGCTGTAGCTGATACTGTTATAGTGTAAGTATTAGCGGTTGGCACTGTAACTATTTGGTGTTCAGTATTTAAAACTGATGCTGTTATGTTGCCACCCAAAGAAACTGCTTCGCTTATAGTAACAAAATCACCTGCTACTGCGCCGTGACTGTTATCAGTCACAGTTATGGTGCTAGAACCATTTGTTGCACCAAAAGTAATGCTATCTGTAGAAGTTTTACGAATTGGTGTTATATCAGCAAAAGTACCGCCGAACTCAACATAATATTTTAGATTTGTACCAACCCCTAAATATTTTTCACCTGTGTTACTTATCCAGTTATGTAAGGCTCTAGCTGTCCCTTGATATGTGTCACTTGTAAGTTTTTGCCAACCACCAAATTTTTCTGGTCGACCAAATCTAAATCTTACTAAGTTACAGTCAAACCAACCACCCTCTGAATCGTAAGCGGTTCCTTCTCTGTCAATACCTGCTTTGAAGCTTAATTTTTTTATAGCCATAACATTAAGATATTCTATCTCGTTGTTTTGATTTAAGCTAGATATAGATTATTCGTGTATGCTATCAGTTTTCATAATATGAGCTAGATCCTGAGCACGCCCCTTAACCTGCTCTGCCCATTTACTGTCCAACATTTGGTCAGCAGCTTCTACATAATTTTTTGCATGTAAAGCATTTAGCATGTTTTTAAACTTAAATAATCTATTACCAAGATTGAAATACATGTTAATTAAAACTATTTTTCTGTTTTCGCTCAGTTCGGACCAAGCATCTATTTCTTTTGAAAGTATTTTTACGCAGTTTTTAACATCATTTACTAAAAGATATTCTGCTTCTTGTTGGGATATGCCACCACCTAAACGGCTGTCTACTAATCGACCGTAACCTATGGTTAAGTATTTTTCAGGTGTTGAATCTTCGTATACATGAGAAACAAAGCCTTCATGTAATTTTAGCTGTTCACAAACTTTTTGTTCTAAATTATCGCTTATCATAAAATTATACCCTCGATTAGTAAGGCGACTACACTACATATTAAACCTACTAATAAAACTATGAGTGTAGTCAAACCGCCTGATACTTTTTGTTGTAACTCTTTTAGTTCGAGCTCTATATCAACAAATTTGTTAAATGCAGTTTTCCATCTTTCTGCACTTTCTTTTTGATGCACAGATAATTCAAGGTGAACATCTGCTGCTGTTTTTCTGGCCACTTTATTTTTTAAACTTTTCTAGCCATTCTGGTTTATTTTTAGATACCCAAAGATATCCAATAACACCAACTAAAATTAAAATTAATATGTAATCTATCATTCTTCAGCCTCCTCTGCTACTTCTGTTTCTTCAACTAATTCTTCTACAGGCTCTGAGACAGGTTCTTGATACTTTTGTAAACCTTGTGAGATGTAATCTCGCATAGCTGATATAACTTTAACTTCCTCTCCTTTGACAGCACCTCTTGCTAAGGATACCTCAATTAATTGTAACGATGTAATTAAAAATTGTTTTTCGTCCATAAAAAAAGATTATACATTAAACAGATGCTGTTGATAAGTTTCCTGAATTATCTACTGTGATTCTAAATCTTGAGCCATCTGGTGATCTCAATATGATGCTTTTTGATGCGCTAGATGTAGTAATCTCTATATCCTTGTCGGTTGTAGTGCCTGAGCTAGCAAAAGTAATGTAGGTGAATGTACCACTTGTGCTTTGACCTTGTATTTGTATCGAACCAACGGTATCAGAAGCCTGTGTAGATATTATTGAAAGAACTCCTGAGTCATGTCTCAAAATTGCCTGATCGGCGTTTGCACCAATATCTGATAATTTTAATTGTCCGTTTGTAGGAGCATCAGATATTATTTGCACACCACCATCTTTATCTATTTCAACTCTAGGCTCTGCACCTAAAGTAGTGCCAGCCCCTAAAACTAAATTATCAGAAGAATCATCTAAACCTACATGAAAATCTCCTGCGTTACCGTCGAATACTACTTTTGTATCTTCTTCGCCACCATCTCCTATTGTTAAAGTTGGAGTTGTGCCTGTAATTTTTACCGAATCAGTTAAAACTACATCTGTTAAAACTGAGACGACATTAGCAGAACTACTGCCCCCATCTGAATAAACTGCCATGACTGAGCCGTTAGGTATAGTGACGTTAGAGCCTGAGCCTTGACTAATTATTATATTGTATGGACCACCACTACCTGAATCTGTTGTAGCGTTTTCAATAAACCAAACTTTGCTAACAGTATTAGGCGCTAGAGTAATTGTACAATCGCTGTCTAAAGCTCCTGTATATTTCAGGTACAAAGATCTACCAGGATCGGTTGCACCATCTGCTATTGTGGTAGTATGTGTGTCAGCATCTGTAGTTATAGCTTCTGTACCAAAGCTAAAAGCTTCAGCTACTAAAGATAAATTTGTGTTGGTAGAAGTGCCCCAAGTGCCTGACTCAGCACCAGTGGCTATTTCCTTAAGTCTCAAATCGTTTTCAAAACTAGACATATCAGTATTATGCCAATCTAATTATAGAATTGGAAGCTCCTGTTGAAGGGAAAGTAATAGTTAAATCACTTGCAGTAGCGGTAATATCTTTACCAAAATCTATCACACAAACCGCTTTATTGCTGTCACTCGAGTTGTAAATCAAAGCTCCAGCAGCAGTAACAGTAACATTAGAAAAAGTTAGGTTGTCAAAATCAACTACCGCTGTGGTGCCATCTGTTGTAGGTGTGCCAGTTTTTAGTGTTAAGGTTGCGCCTCCTGAAGTATAGTTTGTACCCGAAACTTCGCCACTTGTCGTAAAAGCAGTTGTACTTGCATCTAATGAAGCAGAACTAGAATACAAAGCTAACTTGTAAGTATCGGGTGAACTAGCTTTGTTAAAATTATGTACGCCTTGTAATAATTCTTTTTTGAAAGAAGTTGTTAAAGTTGATGTAATAGCCATAACTTATATTACCACTTTTTTGGTTCAGGTGGGTCTTCTCGTCCTGCTACAAACTTTTTTGGCTTAGGCTCGGGCACTGCTCTTTGTCTGTACTCACTCCTACGCATAGCTCTATAATTACCAGTATCATTTTGTAACACAACCATAGGATCATCTAACCTGTGATATCCGTATAATTTATCTTCAGCAGATTCATTTTGGTCTAGTAAAGAAGAAGATCTAGCAATACCTATGCTGACACCTTCAGATTCAAGTTTAGAGAGCCAGTATTCTACACACCCTCTACCCTGCTCTGCAAAGTGTAAATTGCCCTTATAACTGTAATCTACGCCAAATAGAGATAGTTTTCCTACTTTACACCAGTAAGCGAAAGCAACCGCATAAGCAACCGTATTATTTAAGTAGGCAGATTTACCTGCCTGCATAACTTCATTAATAGGATATTCGACAAGCCCTGGACATCTTTCATCTAATTCACAAGTATAAATTGGACCTTGATGCGATGACAAAACTTTACGCATACCTGCTGTTTGTTTACCGGCATCCTCTGAATCTAGAAATCTCGAAGCTGGGTCCATCATAAATACTCTATCGTGTATTATGACAGATGACACAGCATTTATAGCCCATACTTCATCAAAATTAACACCATGACTTTTAGCAATATTATAATCTTGCCAACTAGCACCTAAGCCTACTATAGCAATATGTTTGCCCTCTAGTTCTTTAACAGGTTCCATTAATTCACGTTGTTACGTAAAGAATCGTAACGGTATTCGTCTCTTCTGCCTCTGCCTTCAGCTCTATTTTTCAGACGTGCAAGCTCTTGTTGATATCTACCCTCATATACTTGAAACATATCAGGATCACCTTTCATAAAAGTATACCCCTCTAATAAACAACCGTATAAAAGTAAGTTTCTAGCGTTGTTGGACAACCAAGTGCCAGTTGTATCTGTTACTAATGAATTAGGTTTGAACAGATAGTTTAGCTCTGCGCTATAGTTTGCATCAGGCACAGGTGCCACTAATAAAGTTGATGAACTTAAACCTTTTTCCTTGACTGCGTAGTATTTAGGCAAAGCTCTTTTAGTTGAATCAGCCGGATCGACATCGTATTCTTGGATAAAAGACGGATGTTTTTTTTCTAAGTAGTGATAATCAGAGCTTGAATCTATGACAGCAAAACTGAAAGATAAGACATAATCTGATGGTGTAGCTATAGTTTTAGTACCTGCGGTAAAAGTCAAACTAGCTGTTTTTCTAAAATTGTCAAACTGTACCTCTTGAAATATTTTATCTTCTGTATTTTTTATGATGTCATCTAAAGTAGATACAAAAGTAGTTTCAGTATTTTGTAGATAATTTTGTATTAACGTTTTTAGTTCTGCTAGTGTCATTATGATATTGTAACTGTTCCTAAAGCAGATGTAATTTTAAAACCTGAAAAATTAATACCTATGATATCAGTATCTGTAAACACTCTACCATCACCACCCTCAACGTCTTTATCAGGTCTTGGATCAAAAATAGCCTCTGAGTCGGCTACATTTGTGGTAGGTTCTAGTTGTGGATGTTTTGGTTCATAACAACGATGACATACTTTTAAGCCGTTCCATTCTTTTTTCAGTTCTAAGAGTTTGAAACGAAAACCACATCTATCACAGTGGGCTAGGGCAAATTTAGCAGTTGCATAAGCCATTATCTCATCCTTATAGAAGGTCTTACTCTGAAAGAAGCACGATCTTCGTCTTGATCAGCCGCTCTTCTAAACTCTTCTTCGTAAATACTTTTTAATTGTGCAGTTAATTGTGGATTCTTTTTAATACTTATGTAATAAGCTAGTCCTGCAACAAAACAAGGAAATAGTCTAAATGGCATATCTAAAGTATTTTTTGGATCGTCCACATCATCCATCCTAGTAAGCTTGTTGAACCGTATTATATCTGTAGAGTTTTCTGGAGTTGGATATAAAAAAAGTGTTGGATTATTTTGTTTATCTAAAAAATATTGTGATGGTTTAGATTCTGTTGCTTTGTTTGGTATATTAAAAAACTCTGATCTAGAAAGTTTATCCAAACGTATATCAGTTGTAACACCACCTTCTGTACGCCTAATAGTTACGTCTAAAATATCTATAACATCTGTTCCTAAACTATAACTATTTGTGCTTTGTGTAACAGTTTGTGTACCGGTTTCGATAGTCCATTGATTCAAACCTCTGTTTGCCCACTCGGCCAACATAAGATTAGCAGATCTAATAGCAGTTTTAAGATCATATCCAGTACGTAGTTCTAAACCACATCTTTCATATGCTTCTTCGACAAACTCTGTAATATCTGGCTCAAAGTTTGTACTGCCTGATGTTGCCATTTTTAGTCCTCATATAAATTATTAAATGTAATTGCAGGATCTAAATAACTTTCATGACCCTCAGCAGAATGTGCCCATTGAGACGGTTTAAAGTCCGGAGCACCTTCGCCAGTCACCCATAAAGCAGGGCTTGTAGCTCTTACTCTATTGTTAGGTAAAGCAACTAAATTACCTTTCCAATTACAATCTTCTGTTATATATAATACATGAGATTGTTTGTGTTGTGCAGGGTCATCTGCAATAGAGTTATTTGTGTAATCAACTGTAAATAAATATTTGGCTTGGTAAAAATCTCCATCTATCTTAGCTAACCAAGGTGAGGAGCTAACTCTGTCCATAACTACAACACTATGATCTCTTGATTCACAGTCCCAAGGTTGTGCTAAATGATCTTCCATAGGATCAGGAAAATCTTCCATAGGTATATCAGCAACCATACCTTGTATAGGCATACGAGCCCACATAGCACCACCGTGTATGTTAGGTTCATCGTTATCTTCGCAATTAGCTTCTTCGCCTGTAAAAACTACTTGAAAACTTAAAGATCTGTCAGGAATAGTATTAACAGCTATAGCTAAAGCATGTATATATTCATCGTGATATTTTTCGTGGTTATGGGTAAATTCTCTTCTTACCCAACATTTGAAATGTGGGATATTACTTATTAAATTAGGCACTATCTACTATATCTTGCTCTTCTTCTAGCTGCATTTCCAGCTTTCATGATTGAACCACCTTTAGACTTTTTCATGATTCTGCCACCCTTGGACTTTTTCATCATCATGCCGCCTTTTGATTTTTTCATGATGGAGCCACCTTTCGATTTCTTCATCATCATACCACCTTTGGACTTCTTCATAATTTTTCCGCCCTTAGATTTTTTCATCATGCTACCGTTTTTGCTTTTTTTGTAATGACCTGGCATTAATACTCCTAACTTATTGTAGTAACCTTCCTACGGTTACTCATTACTTTACCACAACCCTTTGCTATAAAACCACCTTTTTTCAACTTTGTAGAAACATTAATCGGTTTACCTTTTCTATCAGGGTTTGGGTCTTTTCTTCTTTTTCTTTGTACTATTTTGGCTCTAGCTTCTTTTGACATACCTTGTGCTTTTTTCTTAGGTAAACATCTAGGTTTACCCTCTGCTTTTTTTCTGCCACCACAGGACCCAATAATATTGCCTTTAGCATCCATACGGACCCATTCTTCATCTAACCAAGACTGTAGTTGTCCTTTGCTCATCTTAATCTGTCAGACAT